AGACTTGATCGATGCCGGTGCCGAACCCGTCATCATCTTCGAAGCCCTGTGCCAACAGGAACGCTACGACGTGAACGAAGTGGCCTACCTGGCGGGCATCACCGCCAAGTTGCCGCCCGTGGTCAAGTACGTGCCGCATGCCGCGCAGGAGGGCAGCACAGTCACCTGCACGATGGGCGAATGGGTCGGGGAGCCGACCAGCTACGCCTACCAGTGGCAAGTCGATGGCGTTGCCGGTGCGACCGGCACGCCGCTGGCCGTCACCGCTGCCGATAACGGCAAAATCTATACCTGTGTCGTGACCGCGACCAACGCCAATGGCGTCACCGCGGCGCCGCCATCCAATGCCGTCACCGTCTCGGGTGCCGTCGTGATGGAAGCCCAAGCGGCGGCGCCGCATCACGAAGCGCCCAAGGCTAAGCACGAAGAAGCCAAGAATGACCATCCCGGGCGGGCGCCGTCCCGCCACGAAGAGCCGAAGAACAAGCGCGACTCGTGACCCGAATGCGCCGCAGGCGACTGCGGCGCATTCGCAACCGCCTGAAACCTTTCATGTGGCTGGCCTTACCCGCCGCCGCACTGGTGCTGGTTGTGCTTGGGTTGGGGTTTGGAAACCTGTGGGGTTGACGTGCTCTACATCGATTATGAAACACGATGCAGGCTCGATCTCCGCCAGGTTGGCGCCTACCGCTACGTCGCCCATTCCTCATTCAAGCCGCTGATCCTCGCCTGGGCCGAAGATGACGGCCCAGTGCGGGTCGTGGACATGCGCTGCCCCGAAGTCGCGGACGGCATGCGCGGCCTGTTCAGCGCCAGGCGCCACGCGCAATGGGTGGCGCATAACGCTTCGTTCGAACGGCTGGTAACGCGCCGCCTGTTCCCGTCGCTTGGTGACTGCGACGATTACTGGCACGACACGCAGGCGCAGTGTCGTATGTGCGGCCTGCCGCCCGACCTTGAAGGCGCCGCGGTGGCGTTGAACCTGTCGCATCAGAAAGACCCGCGCGGCAAGAAACTGATCAAGCAGTTGACGCAGCCCGACAAGGATGGGCGGTTCAACGAAGACGAAGTGCTGTTCGCGCAGTTCCTGGACTATGCCGGGATCGATGTGCATACGCTGCGGGCGCTGCACAAGCGCCTGCCGCCGCAGCCGCCGTATGAACGGCGCATCTGGCTTTATGATCACAAACTGAACGACCGCGGCATCCGTATCGACCGCCCGCTGGTCGAGCGGGCGCAGGTGGTGGCGGAAGACACGGCGCGCGGCTTGAACAAGCGCATGCACGATCTGACCGGCGGGGCGATCACGACAACCGGCCAGATCGCCCGCATCCTGAAGCATGCCCGCGACAAGGGTGCCGCATTGCTGTCGCTGGGCAAGAAAGAAGTAGCCGGGTTGGAGCCGCAACCAGACGACGTGGCCGAACTCCTGAACATCCGCACGCAAGGGAGCCGGAGCAGTGTGCGTAAACTCGTCAAGATGCTGTCGCACGCTGGCAGCGACGACCGCCTGCGTGGAATGTTGGTCTATCATGGGGCGTCAACGGGCCGGCATTCAAGCCGCATCGTGCAGTTGCAGAACCTGCCCCGACCGTCCCGTGGATACGACGACATCAAAGCGGGCATCGCGGCGTTGGAAACCGCCAACCATGTTCTCGTCCAATGGTCAGAAGGCGCACCGCTCGATGTGATCGCCGACTGCCTGCGCTCGATGCTGGTGCCCACGCCCGGTTGCCAGTTCGCGATCTGCGACCTGAACGCGATAGAGTTGCGCGGTGCCGCATGGCTGGCCGGTGAGCGCAAGATTGTCGAGACATTGGCGATGGGCGGCGACGTGTACTGCGAAACCGCATCCATCGTCTACGGCCGCATCATTACCCCAGTTGACGAAAAGGAACGCTTCGTCGGCAAGACATTGGCGTTGGCGGCGCAGTACGGCGCCAACGGGCTGCGCATCCGTGAGGCGTGCGCATCCGCCGGCATTGACCTGACCCAAGAATTCGCGGCGCGTGCCGTTTCCAGCTACCGCAACCGCTACGCCGCCATTCCGCAAGCATGGAACGCGCTGGAAAGTGCGGCGATGCACGCCTGCGCCAACCAAGGACAGATTTTCACTACCCATCATACCGCCTGGCGCACTGAAAAAGGTACGCTGCTGTGCCGCCTGCCCAGTGGTCGCTTCTTGTATTACACGCGACCACGGGTTGAGGGCGTCGTGATGGTTGGCGCATCCGGCCGGCCCTACACGCGCCCAGCACTCGTTTATAAAGGCGTCAACTCGCAAACCCACCAGTATGGCGATATCCGCCTGTGGGGCAGCAAGATATTCGAAAACGTTGTCCAGGCGTTGTGCCGCGACTTCCTGATGGAAGGGTGCTTCGCCCTGGAAGATATTGGCTACCCGGTCGTGCTCATTGTCCATGATGAAGTCGTGGTGGAGCATCCATCGCCCGATATCGGGCTGATTGAACGGGTGCTGGCGGGGCCGAAATCATGGGCGCCGGACATGCCGGTGCAAGCGAAAGGAAAAGTAAGTGATCGCTACCGAAAAATCTGACGGCATCATCACGCTCCACGACCGGAACACCGGCTCGATCCTGGTCAACCCGAACCAGATCGTTTCGGTGTTCTCAATCGAAAACGGCAATGTGTGCGTGCTGGTCACGACGACGGGGCTGCGCTTCGAAGTGCGCATGCCGTTGGCGGCAATGCGTGAAATCTGGCTACGGGCATTGAGAGGGGAAACCGATGCGCTACCTGATCCGCGAGATACGCCACCGCTTGATCTGGGCAGCCGGGCAAAAAAGCCGTCCGGTGCATCAGCCCAGTTCCGCTGATACGGTCGAAGAAGCCGATCTGTTGGACAAGGCTAACGTCGCCGCATCGCCGCGCGATCTGCCCGCAGGGCTGGAAGCGTTGGATGAAGTACTGCTGTTGCCGTTACGGCGCAGCGAAGTGGCCCAGTTCAGTGCAATCTTGGAACGGCTGGACAACGTGTGACCGCACTGGTGTTCCTCGTCTTGATGTTCGTGGTGCTGGTCATAGGCATCGCCTTGTGCTGGCGGGTATGGAACGGCGATTGGGATTAGTATGAGCCTGCCCGACAACAGCTACGAAGACGCCGAACGTGCCATGCGGATGCTGTGCTCTGCCGGCTATGGCGGCGACGTTATACCCGTCATCCCCTACGGCGCTCCTGTCGATCCAGACAGCCATATCGACCTGAAGAGCCGCGGCAAGGCGCCAGGAGAGTTGCTGGCCAACGGCAACTGGCGCGGCCTGTTGCACTGGCAGGCGATTGAAGTCACCGAAGACGCGCTGCGCGGCTGGGCCAAGTGGCATCCATCCTGGGGGCTGCGCACGCGCACGATCCGCACCATCGATATCGACGAAGACGACCCAACGATTGCCAACGCGCTGCGGCAGATCACGGAGAAGAAACTGGGAACCGCCCCGTTCCGCGGCCGTCCCGGCACGCCACGCGGCATGCTGTTCTACCGGGCGCCCAACGGCAGCGGGCGCAAGATAACCATCGCCTACGTCCATCCTGACGGCTCGCCGGCCAAGGTAGAAATCTTGGGCGCGGGGAACCAGGCCCGCGTGTGGGGCCAGACCGAGACGGGATGGCCATGGTGGGAGCATGGCAGCGTATTTACGACGCCATGGCGTGAGCTACCGCCCGCGGACGAGGGTGACATCGCATCCCTTGTCCCTGCGCTGACGGCACAGTTGCAGCGGCTTGGCTGCACCGTCACGACGCGCCAGGCGTCAACCGAAGATGGCCGCTTCCCGCTGGGACATCCGGCCATGATCGCCGCCGACAAGAACGAGTTGGCGGAAGCGTTAAGGGCCATCCCCAACACGCGCACGCTGTCCGATGGCAGGCCCAACCGCACCACGGACACGTATGAGCGTGTCTTGACGATCATCGCCGCGGCCGTGGGCGGGTGCGGCGGCGACCCGGGCTGGATACTCAGAAATCTCGTCCCGTGGCTGCGGCAATGGCCGAACGAAGACGACTGGATCGAAGCCAAAATACGCAGCTTCGACGCCGGCACGTCGGTTGGGGCGGATACGCTGTACAGCTTTGCAAGGGGGTGTGGCTGGCAACAAATCATTCCGGACACTGTTGTCATTGAACAAAACACGAACACTTCACGGCCAGTTGACGCAGAGATTCGGACAAATACGCAGGCGTCTGTGTCCACTGCGTTCCCGGCCGCGGGGTTGTTGGACGCGGCGCAGACGGACATGACCCTGGCCGAACGCATGGCCAATGAGATCGGCCCTGAACTGGCGCTGAACCCGCATAACCAGTGGGCGGTGTGGGATGGCGCCACGCGCTTCGTCATCGGCATTCCTGCCGCGCTGCACCGCATCCGCCGTGTCGTGCGCCTGCTCTCCCGCAGGCTCGAAGGAACACAAGCGCAGATCGCCAACATGGCGCGGTGGCTGGAAGACGAGAAGCGTGCCCGGGCCGTGCTGGCAGTGATGGAGGGCGCCTACATAAAGCAGCCCTTCGATACCGACCCGTTGGCGCTGAACACGCCAGGCGGGCTGGTCAACCTCCGCACCGGGCGGATGCGCGCCGCCATCCCGCACGACCGGGTGAGCATGATCACGCCGGTAGCTCCGGACCTTGGAGCAGAACCAACCCTGTTCCTGCAAACGGTGCTGGAAATCGTGTCGAAAGATTTGGGCAAGCTGAGCCTGCTGTTGGACTGGATGGCGCTGCAATTGCAGGGCGAACGGGCGGTCGAGAAATGCCTGGTGCTGCAAGGCTTTGGCGCCAACGGCAAATCGCTCCTGTGCGACATCATCGTCGCCGTATTGGGCCATAGCTTTGATGGTGGCTACGCTTACAGCACAATCCGGCCAACGGTGTTCAGCAAGGGGCGCGACACCGAAGCACGCCGCACCATGGCCGATCTGCAAGGGGCAAGGGCAGTACTCTTTACCGAAGTTCCGGACAACTGGAAACCGGATGAGCCAATGTTGAAAGGCGCCATCAGCGGAGAGATCGCAGAAGCAAGGCGCATGTATGGCAATCCTGAGATGCTAGCCTGGAAGGCCACGATCACACTCGCCACCAATGGCAGGCTTTCGTTCGAAGATGCTGAATTCAACCTCCGCAGGCGCATCGTGTTCCTGCATCTGCGCGAGCAATTCGAATCTAACCCCGAGTTCCGTGCCCTTGTGCTGGAAGAAGCCCCAAAAATCTTAGCGTTCTTGATCAAGCGCCTGGCCGAGTTGCTGAATGGCAGACCATCATTCTGGCGTCCGCATACGTGGTCCCATGCCGATCATCTCGACCGTGCCGCGTGGCAAGCGGTCGAAACCGAGACGGCGGAAGAGTGGCACTATATCGACCCGATCCGTGCCGCCGTGATCGCCGTCGTGAAGAAAGCGGCGCCGATGATGCACGTCATGTCAACGACACTGCACGACGCCGTGCAGAAGCACTTGGCACTGATGGCCGAGCAGAACGAAGAGATTGCCGAGATCGTCGAAACGCTGCCGTCCGATTTGTATCGCCAGATCGCGCGCATCGTCCGCGTCGAGTTCAACGTGCGCCCGGAGAATGTTCGCATAGGGCAAGACCAGGGCAAAGGCTATCGCGGGCTGAAACTGGTGGCCGGCTGATGCTCACGTTGTTGCCAGAACCTAAAACGGCGATGCGCATCGGCTACGCCGATCCACCTTATGTCGGCTGCGCCCATCTATATCGTGATGAACCTGATTATGCCGGCGAAGTAGACCATGCGGCGCTGATTGCCCGGCTTAATGCCGAGTATGACGGGTGGATATTGCACGCTGCGGCAACGCCGCATTCCATCGCCACGTTAGCGCCCTTGGTAAGCGCCAGTGGAGCGCGCTGGTGCGCGTGGGTCAAAGGTTTCGCCGCGTTCAAGCGCAACGTGTCAGTAGCCTATGCGTGGGAGCCGGTAATTGTGAAGCCGGCACGCAAGCCAGTAGTCAGCAAACGCCTGGTGATGCGCGACTGGATACAAGAATCGATCACGCTTAAACGCGGATTGACGGGCGCGAAACCGCAAGCGGTTTGTTACTGGGCATTTGAGTTGCTTGGCGCCCGGCCGGAAGACCAGCTGGATGACCTCTTCCCGGGTACAGGCGCGGTGACGCGGGCCTGGCAAAGTTGGTGCAACCAATTCACGACACCAGCTTGGCTTGCCGGCATGCAGACGGTGGAGAGGATGTTCCAGCACATGGTCGAGCGGCGCTGATGCTCAAATTCCTGCCCGTTCAACGCCACGAAGCAACGCTGGCGCCAACGCCGGAGGCGGCGTTGCGTGAACTGGAACGGGAGTATCGGGTAAGGGAGCGGATATTCCGGCGGATGGTCGATCAAGGGATGATCCGCATGGAAAGGGCAGTCTTTCGGCAGGCGTGTTTGGACATGGCGATAGATGCGCTGCGGGCGCAGCCGCAGGTGGGAGAGTAGGAAGGGAGCATGTCATCTAGCTTCAACCATGAAGTTGGCGAAGCCGCCAAGCGCGAAGGCATGGATCGTGCGGAGCGGGCCGCCAACCCGGAATGGGCGGCGTTTATGATGGCGGCGCTGATCGAAGTGGCCAAGCGGCAGCCGTTTTTCTATTCCGATGATGTTGAACTTGTGCGGCAGAACCGTGGTGGTCCCAGCACGCATGAGAACCGTGCCATGGGACCGCTGATGAAACGCGCTTTCCGTGCTGGCATTTGCGAACCAACCGACCGCTTCGCACCGGCATCCAGGGCCGCTTGCCACCGCTGTCCGCGCCGCATATGGAAAAGCATGCTCTACAACAAAACCGCTGCCGCAGCCGCGGACTGGCCAGGTGTAGATTGGCCACGATAAAAGCATGCTTTTTTACGCCGCCTGCTTCTGCGTCACTAAGCCTATCTGCTTGCACTGGGAAGATGTGAGCGCCGCAGCAGGCCAGCCATAGTTGTCGATGTAAGCGGTCAAAAGCGCCACCTGCTTCGGCACGCGCCGCCGCCTTCCGCTCCAATTATAGATCGACTGATACGCCACGCCCAACAGGCGTGCGGCCTCGACCGGACCTAGATGGTGGCGGTCAAGCCAGGCTTTGAACTCTTCGCTTTTCATCGTTTCATTTCCAATAAAGCATGCTTTTGCACAATCGTACGCCCGATAAGTTCCGCGATCTGGGGGACGATGGCGTTGCCGAGCGCGATCAGGCGCCGGCGCCGTTCCGGCAGTCCTTTTCCTACCGTCCGCGGCGTGCCCTGCTCCCACTGTTCGGCGGGGCGTTCACTTCGGTCCAGCCCTTCGGATAGCCCATCAGCAATTCTACCCATTCCGGGTTCAGAACGGTTCCATGCGCCTGCGAGCCATGATGCACTTCGCGTCCAAGCAAGGCGTTCGAAGGCACGTTGCGACATGATCGGCTGTCGCCATCCTTCCAGTCGCGCGTCGTCGGCGTAGGCCAGACCCGTGCCGCCGTCGCCAGATTGTCGGGCGCGCGCCCGCCCTTGCCGTCCGCCTCCGTAGGCGTGGGCCACGATCCAGACCCGATCCCTCCGGTGAGGGGCGCCAACGCCGGCAGCGGGTATACAATGCCATTCACAAGCATAGCCGAGCGCAGCGAGTGTCCCGAGCACTCTGTCCAGTCCTCTAGAGCGAAGGGCCGGGACGTTTTCGATGACGACCCATTGCGGCCTGATGGTTTCGACGATGTGGAGCATGTCGCGCCACAATCCGCTGCGCGCTCCATCGATACCGGCGTTGCGCCCGGCCACGGATATGTCCTGACACGGGAAGCCACCGCACACCACATCGATGCCACTTCGGACATCGAGTGTCTTAACATCATCATGGCATGGCACTCCCGGCCAATGTTTCGCCAGCACGGCGCGTGCGTAAGGGTCGATTTCGCAGAAGCCCACGGTGCGCATTCCCGCACGTTCGAAGCCCAGCGAGAAGCCTCCGATGCCGCTGAACAGATCAAGCACACGCAAGGGCCGGCTAAGCAGACTGTCAAACACCTGGCCCACATCCAGCCGCATGCGTTCAAGCAGGGCGTGCGCGTGATCCATTTTTCACCCTGAATAAAAGCATGCTTTTTGCAGAAACGGCACCCGATTCGCCCAAACCGTCCCCAGAAAACAAGCATGCTTTTTCCTGAGTTTCCAACCTGGTACTTTTTCGGTCAAAGGGTCAAAAACAGGATTGGATTTGGCAATTTGGTGCGTCATCGGTATAGTGTCGTTGTCGTAATGATATGGAACGCCTGGCGGCGCCTGGCCAGGCGGCGTTTCCGCAGCGTGCAAGCGTAGGGTGTGCATGGCGCTACCGCATGTTTGCCAGCGCATAGACGGCGCCGAAAAACAGCCCTATCGCAGCCGCTTCGGACAACAGCATGAACGCCAGCACGCCGCCGAACGAGGCGCCGTTGCCACGCGTCCATACGTACGCGACGGCGGCGTTACCCAAGAGGGCAAGCAAAAGCGTATTCATGGCTTGCCCTCTAGAGCGTTTTTAGCTTCAACCGCAGCCATCAAGCCTAAGAACTCCACTTCCTCCACCATTAAGAACGTGACCGTGTGTTGCTGGATCATGCCGTACGCCGTGCGCCATTTGTACGGGTTGTGGCGCCCCAATGGATGCCCGGAGCGGCAAGCATGCAACGCATTGAGCACGGAAGGGTTGTTGGTTCGCGCGCATAGCGCGTTTAGATATGTCTCTGTGTTCATGGCAGCAACCCTGCGGCTTTCAGCGTGCAATCGGGAATCGGGTCTACGCCGGCGTTGCGAAGCATCTGGACAGCCTGCGCATAAGCCGCACGCTTGTCGCTAGCGGCTTGCGCATGGCCGGCCTGGTAGAGGCGCCAGTCTTCGTCCGGCATCAGCCCGTGCGTCATTGTAGAGACGTAAAGCACACGACGTTCGCATGGCCGGCCCGCGTTCCCATCGGCAAGTCCCTTGCGAAAATGCGGGCTGTCAGAATCGCGTTGAACGTAGGCAGCCCGCACGAATGCGGGCTGTGGGGTATGTCTTGGTAGTTTGCGGCGGAACCACATGGTTTTAGCTTTCGGTATGGGCTGCGAACTGTGTTCTTGTCGTGCCGTCAGGGGTGACGAAGGCGAGCCACACTTTCGGGTTGCCGTGGTGCCTGCACCACGCCACCTCGACAGCTTCGCCCGTGCGTCGGCAACGTTGTTGTGCCGCGCGCAATGCCCGCTCCTCGCTGTTGTAATAGCGGTGCGGCGTGCCGCAGACGCCGGTTATGATCGTACAAAACAGCTCGCCCACCCGTCAGCCCTCCGGCGTTTTCCACGGCTGATCCACGCCGTGTTTACGGTTGCGCTGCCATTGCACCATCGTCGTGCGGCAGTACGATTGCAGCATGTCGGCATCGTGTATGCCGGGCTCGGAAGCGGTGAAATGTTCGGTTTGCACGATGTCATGTGGGCCTGACCATGCGGTAACGGTTATGTTGCCGTTGACATACTCGCCCGTGACCGTGCGTTCGTCAGCGAAGTAGACGGATTTGAACGTGTGCATAGCTCAACCCTCCGCTTTGGCGCGGGGGCGCGCGGCTTTTTTCGCTTCGGCATGCTGCCACATGCTGTTCGCCAACTCCCGCGCATGCGCCGCGGCCGTGCCGCTGTACGTGCCAAGATTGCCACGTCCATCACTGTACCCATCAAGCCGTTGGCTCAATTCATGCAATAGCTTGGCGCATCGTTCGAACCCGGCGGCAATCTCCCGCATGCGGGGTTCAGGCATCGTGGAAATGTCTTTGTGTTCTTTCATAGCACATTCATCCCTTTGAAGCCCTGCGGCACGCCCGCAAGGAAAGTTTCGGCATCGGCCACGGTATCGAAGGGCGGGCGGCCGCACCCTTGCGTGCCGTCTGGCCAACGGATCGTGTAGCCTTTCGTGACAAGTACGGCCGTCTCCGGTTTCCAGGATGTGAACGGTGAAAACCGGCGGTTGCTGACAGGATCATGCCAGTAGCGGCAAGGGACGATGGTGGCTTGGGTGGCGGTCATGTTGTTACGCTTTCGTAATGGTTGTTGGCGGGGTTGCGCTGGCAGGCTTCAAGAGCAATACGCCCGCGGTAAGCGACAAGCGCCCGATATACGCTTCGGCATCCGCTTGCGTGGTAAACAGCATGGACGAAGCAAAGCCTCCGGGTGGATCGATTAGGACCGTCCATAGCGTCGGGTGGTAGAGCGGTGCCGGGTTGCGCTTGCGGTCGCGCATCTGATGCCAGGTGGCCATGTGTGTTGTCCCTTATGCGTAGGTTGAAAAGTAAGCGGACGGTCCGATTGGCACGCCCGCAACGGTTGCTGTGTTCCACTTGCTGGCGCCGCTGTAGCTGGTTAGCCGCACGTAGCCCGCACGCGCCAGCTTGCGGAACGGCTCGCCGATGTAGTCGCCGCTTTGCGGCACGGTGCGGCCGGTATCGTGGCCAGTGGCTTCCCTGTGCCCAGCGATCTTCCGCAGTTCCACCATCTTGACGCCTATCAGGGCCGTCACTTCGTACCAATCGACATTCGTTTGATCATAGCCCCAGGACGATTTGAGTATGTCGCCAACGATCAGTCCGCTTCCCTTGGCGTTCTCTTCGGCGCGGTACTTGGCTTTGCTGGCGATAGACTTTTGGCGAAGCGTGAAACTTTCGGCAACCGATGCTTCACGCTTTTCCGCAGTGTTGTAGACGTAGTGCCATAGCGGCTTAGCCTGCTTGCCGACGAAGAAGCATGCGCCGAAGCGCACGCCCTTCGCAGTAGTGGTATCGTATATGTAGCATTCCGCATCGGAGTTTTTGTCAGCGACGCGCATGGAATGTTTCGGGATGAAGTGTTCACGTTTGAGTTTGTGGCGCATGGGTTAAACTCTAGCCCGTAACAGCGTTTTCACGAAGAAAGCATGCCGGGCGGCGATGTAGTCCAGCGCATCCAACATCAGGAAGATGTGGCGCTGGGCTACAAGCTGGCCCTTGTGCATGTGGCTCGCACGCCATCCGCCATTGTCGGTACGCGAGCACGACCCGATCTGTTTGCCTTCGGCATCGAACAGCCACAGGCTTGTCATGCTAACGCTTTCGTGCCGGCAGCGATCTAGCTTGAAATGCGGCAAATAATGCTGCGCATCGGCAACCTCTAAGTCCATCTCTTCGTGTGTCATTTTCATTTCGTCCAATCTATCACAGGGTTTAAGCGTTGCTATAGCGGGCTTTGTCCGCAGCGATGGACGCCGCATGATTGTCCTTGCACTGAGCGAACAATGCCCACCCTTGCCCAGTCGCAACGTAAACGGTGAACGGGAACGGCGCATTGGCGCCATTGTATCGTATTTCTATCAATCGGGGCATCCGCAGTCCCTTCGATGTTGTCAACGTTTGGTAAGCGCCATATGCGCAGGGTCAGGCTATGTTGTCAACGTGTATAGATATCACGGGTTCGCGAGGCAGCCATGCGCAGGGCGCATTAGCGTAATTCGGAAAGCGAATTACGGGGGCGGTTTGGGCTTTACAAACTTGTCGCATGCGGGGATGCCGTCCCAACCCGCCACAGTTAAGTTATTGATTCTCTTTGTTTGGTACGCTTGGTACATATATAAGAGGTAGAAAGTAGTACGTGATTGTGTAGACAGGCTGTGTAGACAAGTACTAGAAGACTCTGCGAGGGGCAAAAATGCCGTCCCAATGCGTCCCAAACCCGGTGCCGTTGCACGTGATCGGCGCCGATCCCGGGCGCTACGGCGCGCTTTGCTGGCTGAAAATGGCAGAAAACGGTCAAACCGTGCGGTTGCTGCGTCAAATGCCGGAGGAACCGGAAGAATTAGCGTATATCTTGGCGCCATTTTCGCATTTATCGCTCGCTTTAGAACAGCAAATGCCGATGCCGCGGCAGGGGGTGGCGAGTGCGGGTAAATTAATGCACAGGGCCGGCGTGGTGCGCGGCGTGTGCGCGGGCTTAGGGCTGCGTGTGGTGCCCGTGTGGCCGGTTCAATGGCGTAGGCTGGCAAGGATACCCATCGGCTCGGATAAAGCCGTGGCAGTGGCGCTAGCGCGCGCTGTGCCAGGCTTTAATGCGGCCGTGGCAGGGTGGCCGGCGCCATTCGTTAGCGGCGCGGCCGATGCGCTGTGGGTAGCGCATGCCGGAATGCGGCTTGACATATTAGGCAAGGGCTAAACCATCCGATATTGACGCATTATCGGTTTGACGTATTTGACAGTTTCATCAATGGCTTATGCACCCTGCACCCTCGCCGCACCCTGCAACCGCGCGGACGGCCCTGCGTGCGCTCGCGACCTGGCTGCAACCGCAGCGTGCGGAGGGAGCGAGCCGCAACCCCAGGTTGCCCCCCGCCCTCGCGCGATGCCCCCCAAGCTGGATCGGCGGCGACCACCACATTCGCACCCCCGTCCAAAATCCTTGGCGTCAAAATTTTCTGGAAAAATAATTCCAGTAGTGCCAAGGTTGTCAAGGTGATGTCCAACCATCGCTTTGCTCCGGTGGGGAACACCCGGTAGGCCATTCCTGCCGGGTGTTTTTCGTTTTACCCTGCGGGTGCGCTCCAAAGGAGAGGGGCCGACCCTTGCGAGCCGGCCCCGTCCTCTATCGGCGGGCTATGGAAATCTTGACGCTTACGCGCACAAGAACCATAATCCACGGCAGAGGCTTGCGATGCGTGAACATCACAGGTTTCTCCTTCGCCGCCCTCTTACCGGGGCGGGAGCGGCGCCCGGCAGGGGGATTCCTGCCGGGCGTTTTTGTTCTACACGGCTGCGTTTGGAAACCGCAACACCCTGCGATCACGCCATCCGCTTGACTTTCCAGTCGTTTAGAGCGTTTCATCCACCGATGAGCGATGCGACCATCCTCGATGTTCTGCCGATGCTGCCAGGCAACAGCCTTGCGGTTTCCGCCGACGTGTCGCTGGACCCGCCGCCCGACAGCCCCGGCAAGGTCTGGCGCGATGCCCTCCATGCCGGCCTCCTCGACCATCCACGCCTGAACCCGGCCAGCATGCTCGATGCGCTGGCCGACAAGATGGAGCAAGGCGATGCGGTCGCGGTGTTCGCCGCGATTGCCCGCACCTTGCCCAAAGAAGCCGAGAACGTCGCCACGCCGCAGCAATTCAACCATCTGATGCTGGTGCAACTGGTCAACAGCGCCCAACAGCGCGGCATCGACTTGGGAGCACTGCTAGAAGGGGCTGCGGTTGCGCCACAGGCGCCCCTAGCGCCTGCGGAGCCTCCCCTACCCGATTGGGCCAGATAGCCCTGTACGGGCTTCTAGACCCGTTTTTGACGGGTACGTCCTAACCGAACCTGCCAAAACAGCCGAAGCAGTTGCCGAGTAGGCCCTTCCAGCCGGCCCCGAGCGGGCCAATGCACTGCGCGAACGCTGATGGCGGATGGGTTCTCTTCCCTCCTGACGCAGAAGCCTGACCTCGCCTCCGCGGCCCGCATGTGGCTATGGAGCCGGAACCCGTACGCCTTCTGCGTCGAGTGCCTTGGCGTCACCCCGGAGCCGTGGCAGGCCAAAATCCTGAAGGCCATGAGCCAGGGCCATACCCGCGTCAGCATCCGCTCCGGCAACGGCGTCGGCAAGACGACCCTGCTGTCCTGGCTGACCATATGGTTTGCCGTTACCCGCTACCCGCAGAAGACCGTCGTCACTGCGCCGACAGCCCAACAGTTGTTCGATGCGCTCTGGGCTGAAGTCCGCAGGTGGCTCAAAGCCTGCCCCGCCTCCATCGCTGACCTGTTCGAAGTCACGTCCGACCGCATCTTCCTGAAGTCCGACAGCGCCGCTTCCTTCGTCAGCGCGCGTACATCGCGTGCCGAACAGCCCGAAGCCCTCCAGGGCGTTCATTCCGCCAACGTGATGCTGATCGTCGATGAAGCCAGCGGCGTGGCCGAGCAAGTGTTCGATGCGGGCCAGGGGAGCATGAGCACCCCGGGTGCGATCACGGTGCTGGCGGGAAACCCGCTGCGCTCGTCCGGCTTCTTCTACCGCACCCATACCGACATGGCGGATCGTTGGTATTCAGCGAAGGTCTCCTGCTTCGACAGCAAATACGTCGATCCGGCCTTCATCCGTGAGATGGCCGACAATTACGGCCCCGCGTCAGCCCGCTATGCCGCCCGCGTCTTGGGCGAATTCCCGCTGCACGAAGAGGATGTGCTCTTATCTCGCGAGATGGTCCTTGCCGCGACCACGCGCGAAGCTCCTAACCTTATGCGCGACGACTACAAGCGTGCGGTCTGGGGGCTGGACGTGGCACGTTTCGGTTCCGACGCCACCGTCCTTATAAAACGCTTAGGCCCCGTCATCAACGAACGCCCAATCATCTGGCGTAACGTTGACCTGATGCACGTCGTCGGCGTCGTCAAGACCGAATACGACGCTTTACCCATCGATATGCGCCCATCCGCCATCTGCGTCGATGCGATTGGCTTGGGTGCCGGCGTGGCCGACCGTATGAGCGAGATGGGCCTTCCTGTCCTGGCCGTCAACGTCTCTGAAAGCCCCACCACGGGCAGCCAGTACTATCGCCTGCGTGACGAACTCTACTGCCGCACCCGCGACTGGTTTGCCACCCGCCAAGTCTCAGTTCCCGCCCACGACAAGCTGGTCGCCGACCTGACCGCGCTGAAATATCGTTACTTGTCCGATGGACGGATCAAGATCGAGAGCAAGGACGAGATGCGCAAGCGAGGCTTGTCCAGCCCCGACTGTGCGGATGCGCTCGCAATGTCCTTCTACGCCGGCAACGACGGCCCTGTCGGATTCGCAACGTCGTTTTCTGGAGGCCGCGTGGGCAACAAACTCAAATCAGATGTAGCGTGGGTGGTATAGATGGACAGTCCCTTCTCGTCACCGCCGTCCACCCCGCGCAAACCGCGCAAGATGTCTGCCGAAACGTTCCAGCGCGTATTCAACCGCATGGTCGATCAGGCCGTCATGTTCCGCGACGGCTACCTTTCCGCTGATCGCGTCAAGCAATGGCGCTACTACAACGGCCAGGTCGATTCTACGCCGCGGCGAGGCAGGTCGTCCGTCGTTGCAACCGAAGTGGCCGACACCTGCGATGCCGCCCATGCGCAGTTGTTGCGCGTCTTCGGCAACCCGCGCGGCCTGGTGCAGTTCGTGCCATCAACCGGAGCGGCGCAACAGCAGGCTGACACCGCCACCTCTTACATCTACCATCTGTTCTTCACGCAGAACCCGGGCTGGACAAACTTATCCAGCTTCCTTTTGGACGCCTTGGTGGCCGATGTCGGCATCTTCTTCCACCGTGCCGAACCAAGCGAGCACGTCGAAGAAGAATTCTACATGGGCCTGACCGAAGACGAGTGCGATGCCTTAGCTAGTGATCGTGACGTAACGATACTCAGCCGCGAAGAAGATACCGAAATGCTCAGCGATGTGCTGGGCAATCCCCTCGCCCCGGAAGACCCTGATGATAGCACGGACGATGATGAATCCGAAGTAACGCCTGCGGTACCGCCGCAGGGCATGAATGGGGCCGCAGGTTTAGCTCCCAACGCGCCTGCGGTTGGGCCGGCAGGCCCGGCGCCGCGCCTTGACGGCGCCCCATCTCCTATGGGTGGGCCACCGGGCATGAACGGTGCGCCCATGGGGCAGCCGCCCCAACCGATGCCGGTGCCGCTTCCATCGCCGGTCCCCACGCCTGCGCCCACACCGCCGCCCGAACCCGCTCCTACCTGGTCCATCCGCCTCCTGCGGCGTTCCCAAGCGGTCAAGATCAAGGTCGATACCGTCTCCCCCGATGAGTTCTTGATCGACGGCAGCGCCGAGAAAGTCTCCGAATGCAAGATCATGGCGGTGTACAGCGACAGGACGGTTGGAGACTTGACCGCCGCCGGCTTCAAGTGGCGCGATGTCGTCAAGCATGCCGCCCCGATGGGCCTGACCGCAGAGCAGATGGCCCGCCAGCCCAAGCGACAGGATACGTCTTTCTCTCAATCCTCCGAAGACGCGACTACCTGGCCGATCCGCGTCATCGATGCCGCCGTGCGGATGGACGCGGACGGCGATGGCGTGCCTGAGATGTACCGCGTCGTGGCGGTGGGCAACGACTATGAAGTGCTGGAACGGGAGCGCATCGCGGACTGGCCGTTCACGATTGGTTCCCCGTATATAATCCCACATTCCCCCATCGGTGCGGGCCTGGCGCGTAAAGTCGTGGATTTGCAGGACCAGCAATCTTCGATCATGCGGCAGCAGCTTGATTCCCTCTACGCCGCCGTAAATCCTCGATTTACCGCGGTTGAATCAGCGGTCAATCTTGACGACGCGACCGACGATGCGTTTGGACGGATTATCCGGATACGCCAACCGAATGCGTTTATGCCGCTGAACGTCGAATTCGTCGGCGCGCAGGCATTTCCGATGATTGACCGGCTTGACAAAATCCGCGAGTTCCGCACCGGCATCTCCCCTCAATCCGCGGGCCTTGATCCAAAGGCCCTGCAATCGAGCACCGAAACCGGCGTCAAGGAGATCGTTGACGCCCGGACCATCCGGCTTGAAGCGGTGGCGCGTACCCTGGCCGAAACCGCCATCGCGCCGATGTTCAGCGCCCTGCTCAAACTCGCGGTCAGGTATCAGGACCGCCAGATGCAAATTCATACCTCCGGCGGCTTCCTCTCGGTTGACCCGCAATCTTTTGACCCATCAATGGAATGTATCGCTATCGTCGGGCTTGGAAATGGAACGGACCCGGAACGGTTGCAGGCCCTTGGCGCCGTCAAGAATACGCAAGAAATGGTGATGATGAAGCTGGGGCCTGCAAATCCGCTCAGTGGCATGCAGGAATACCGCAACACGCTGTCCGACCTGATCGCGCTGACCCCATACCGGCAAGTGGAACGGTATTTCAAGCCGTTGCCGCCAAATATCGACCAGATTATGCAACAACAAGCCGCTCAGCAGGCGCAACAGGCCCAACAAGGCGCTCCTGGCGCCCCACAAGGCTCGCCCCAGACCGATGCCGCCAAGGCGCAGGCGACGATGCAGAAGGCCCAGGCCGATATCCAGGCGCAACAGGCCAAGTTGCAGGCTGACCAGCAGGAAAGCCAGCAACGCATGCAGATGGAAGCGGCCCAGCACGCCCAGGACATGCAGTTCCAGCAATGGAAAGCGCAGAAAGAGATGGAACTGGAGAAGTTGAAGGCGCTGATGCAGGTCGAATTGCAGCGCATGAAGCTCCAGGCCGACACCGCCGTCGATATGCACGAACTGCAAGCGGAAACGGCTTTGCGTGCCATCGATATCAAGCGTGGCATCAGCAAGTCGCCCAACATCGAGAATCCCGATGCCGAACATTAACCACAATTCGGTTGATCCCGTTACCCGCGGGCGCGAAGCCGAGATACTGATCGATACGCCTGCGTATAAGCGGCTTTTGCACGAACTGCGCACCCGTGCGTTCGATCTTTGGGCCGACGCGCCATTTGGCGCCGAAGGCGACCCATCCCGCCAACAGGCGCTAGCCCTCAAAATGGCTGCCGAATTGCTCGATGCCATCCCGCAAGGGTGGGTCAGTGAGGCGCGTGCCGTCCTGCGTCTGCGGGAAGATGCCTGATCATGATGAACTTCTTGACAAGGCTTAGGTAAATGTCTGAAACTGTCAAAACCCCCGACACGCCTGCGGAAGCGGGCACCGGGCCACTGACGATGGCAGAGGCGGTTGCCACCCTGCTGAAAGAGAGATCGGACCCCGCTCCGGCAACCTCTCCTCCAGCCGCGAAAACCCCGTCCGCTTCTGGAACGCCGCAGACGCCTGCGGATGAACCGGAAGACGAAGACGCCGGCGAGCAGACAATCGACACGCCCGACGCGGGCACCGAACCTGACGCCCCGGTCGAAGAACCAGCCCCCGATGAGGAAGCTGACGAACCTGAAGGTGCGGCGCAGGAACCGGAAGACCAGGAATACGAAGTCCAGGTCCAGGGAAAACCTCAGCGCGTCACGCTAAAGGAACTCGTCAACAGCTATCACCGACAGGCTGATTACTCGCGCAAGATGGCCGACCTGGCTGCCACTCGTAAGTCTCACGATGGCGAGGTTGCCGATTTGCGTACGGAACGGGCGCAGTACGCCGAATTGCTGGTGTCCCTGCGGCGACAGATCAACACGTTTGGAGGCACGGAACCGAACTGGAATGCGCTGAAACAGCAAGACCCCATCGGCTACCTCGAAGCCAAAGAGGCGTGGCGTGACCAGCAAGCCAAGCTGGACGCCATCAAGGTTGAGGAAGACCGGCTCGCCCGTGAGGCTCAGAAGGATCAGAACGCGAGACTTCAGGAGCTTCGTGGCCAGGTCGTCAACACGCTGATGGAGAAATTGCCGTCTTGGCGCGATGAACGGACTCGCAAGAGCGAAATTCGCGAACTTGTCGAGTTTGCCGAAACCTATGGCTACAGCGCAGAGGAATTGGGTAATGCGCCAATCGTTGACCCGCGTTTCATCTTCCTGGTGCGTGACCTGATGGTCGCGCGCAAGGGCAAGGGCGCCGGGCCAATTGCCGCCAAACGGGTTTCGCCAGTGCTGGTGAAGTCAATCAGTCGTGGACGATCTGTTCCCAACACGGACCCCAACACAGGAAGGCGGTCTGCCGCTCAGGCAAAATTCAATGAGAAGCCGAGCATCGCGAATGCTGTCGATGCCCTTCTCGCAGAGCGGGGAATACGATAAATGGCCATGGCAGCGGCAGATGCCGCCACGTACATCACCACGGGTGCGAACAAGGCAATCGGTCAGCGTGAAGACCTGATCGACAAGATCGCGCGCATCGACCCGACCGAATGCCCGTTTTACCAGGGCGCCAACAAAGCCGGTGCCGAAGCGATCTACCACGAATGGCAGGTCCAGGAGCTAGTCGCACCCGCCAAGAACGCCCAGCCGGAAGGGTTCAAGGCGGCATATGTCAATCTGAAGCCTACCCTGCGGCTAGGCAATTACTGCCAGATCGCTTCAACCGACTGGTCCGTAAGCCGTTCGCTCAACGTCGTCAACAAAGCTGGTCGCGCCCGCGAGATCACCTATCAACAGCTTCTCAAAGGGCTGGAAATCCGCCGCGATATCGAAGTCTCGCTGACTGGCAAGACTGGCGTGCAGATCAAGAAAGGCACCGACCCGCGCGAAATGGCCAGCTTCCCGGCATGGGCGGGCAACTTCAACGGCGGCGCCACGGGTACCGCGCCGGTAGGCGACGGCACCACGGCGGGCACGGCTGGCACGCCGCGCGCCGTCACCCTGCCGATCCTCAGTGCGGCGATGCAATCCGCCTTTGACAATGGCGGCAAGCCTGAGTTGATCATGGTGTCGAGTGCCCAGAAGCGGGCGATTTCGGGCCTGATCAACGTGTCGGGCACCGCCACCTCCGAATACCGCATCTCCGAAGTCAAGCCCACGGCGCTTATCGGTGCCGTCTCGGCCTGGCAGAGCGATTTCGGCGAGTTGCAGATCGTGCCGAACCGCTTCATGCCGGCGGGCTACGCCTTCGGCATCCAGCCCGGCTTCTATACCGTGGCAACACTGCCCGAATCCAACTTCGTCGTCGATGAGTTGGCCAAGATCGGTGACGCCGACAACGGCATGGTGACATGGGAAGGAACACTTCGGGTTGACGCGCCAAAAGCGCATTTCGTCATCGCCGACCTATCGTAACTGACTACCCGGACCCCTACGCCGTAAGGCGTAGGGGATGCGTTTATGGAACGCCGCCTCGTCTTCGATGACCGCGAACGCCAGATGCGCGTCTGGATCGGCTATGACGGCACGGAAGAATATTTCATCCACGAATCCTACGGCGCCCGCGATCTGGTTGAGAACAACAAGGCTTACGCCAAAGAGAACCCACGCAACGTCCATGCCGGGAACACGCAGAAGCATATGGTCAAGGTGGCGGAACTGCCCTTGGCCACGTACATGCTGCTGAAACAACTGGGCATCATGGATGACAGCAAGCGGTTTAAGACTTGGCTGAATGATCCCGATAACAGGTTCTTTCGGACGTATGACGGAAGGGTATAATGAGCGCCACCGTAGGGATGAACGACTACGCCGGCCTTCAGGCGACGATCCTGGATTGGCTGGCGGATCGTGTCGAACTCAGCACCCGCATTCCGACCTTCATCGCCCTGGCCGAGCGCCGCATGTACCGCCAGCTACGGGCGAAGGAGATGCAATCGAGGGCGGTGGCGATCCTGAACGATGAATATGAATACCTGCCCTATGATTTCATCGAAATCATTTCGATAGCCGCGGGTGCCGGCAAGGGCAACAGCGGTGGCTGGCCGGAACAGCGCATGCGTCTGCGGGGCATGTCGAATGGGCAGCTTGAAAATACTTTTTCGATGTCCAACACCGGCAACTATCTCGGCACGCCGGTCAACGCCCAACTGCCCGAAGCCTTCGCCGTCGTCGGCAAGCAGATACGCTTCGCGCCCAAGCCCACGCCGCTGACGGACCTGCCGCCGCAGATCATGGACCCGACGCTCTACCGCAATTTCGAGGCGGTCTACTGGCAACGCTTCCTGCCGCTGTCCGACACCCAAACCACCAACGAAATCCTCAATGTCTACCCCGAACTCTACCTTTACGGCGCCTTGATCGAAGCTGAGCCTTATTTGGTCAATGACGAGCGCATCGGCATCTGGAAGGGGTTTTGGGACGAAGCGGTCAGGGACATCAACAAAGCCGGCAATGAGGGTCGCTACGCTTCCTTTGGTCTGGGCACGGGGGCATTCGCATGAACTTTGTCTTTCCTGTCGGCACCCGGCCTGACCCGATCCCGAAAGGCGACCCTGGCCCGATCACGCCCGATCCAGCGGCGCAGGGCGTCACCTGGTATCTGCTTGAAGACGGCTCCTACATCCCGGGCGAAGGCACGTACGTCGATATCGTCGCGCAGAACATTGAATCCGTGATCATCTGCGCCAACAACATCGATGCCATCATCGCCGCCCCTGGTGCGGCTGCCGCGGCTTCGGCCAGCGCGGCGGCTGCCGCGGCGAGCGCCACGCAGGCAGCCAACAGCGCCACCGCGGCACAGGGCAGCGCATCGCTTGCTGCGGGCAGTGCTACCGCGGCGCAGACGAGTGCCACCAACGCGGCTGCTTCCGCCACCAACGCCGCTGCTTCGGCTTCCGCTGCCAACAACTCGGCGCAGGGGGCTGCCACCAGTGCCACGCAGGCAGCCAACAGTGCTACTGCGGCCGCTGGCAGCGCCACCGCGGCGAACAACTCGTGGGTGACGTTCAACAGCATGTGGTATGGGCCGTATTCGTCCACGCCCGCTACCGACCCGTTCTCCGGCGCTCCAACGCCCGGCGATGTCTACTTCGACACAGGCACCAATCAGGTCATGGTGCGCGGCAATTCCGCGTGGCAACCGATCTCCACAGGCGTCACTTCTGTCAACGGCAAGACGGGTGCGGTCACGCTGGTTCATACCGATATCAGCGATTGGAACGCCTCGCTGGCGCCGTATGCGACCCTGGCCAGCCCCATCCTGACAGGCGATCCGCAAGCCCCGACTCCTGCCGCGGCTGATAATGATAACAGTATAGCAACGACTGCCTTCGTGAAGAACGCTTTGACCGCTTCGGGCGTTTCATCGTTCAACACGCGCACGGGCGCCATAACCCTCACCACGGCCGACGTGACGACGGTGTTGCCCGCTTCGGTCACGGCGCCCTTGATGAATGGGACGGCCGCGGCTGGAACCGCCGTGGCATGGAGTCATGGCGATCACGTCCACCCGACCGACACCAGCCTTTACGCCGCTTCCAACCCGGCGGGCTATCAGACCGCGGCACAGGTGACGGCTTCGCTGGCTGGTTACGCGCCGCTCGCTTCTCCTGTGTTCACGGGCGCACCATCCTTGCCTGCGGGTGCTGTCGCGGTGACGGCGGCTCCTGCTGACAATGACACATCCATCGCTACCACAGCCTTCGTCAAGACTGCTATGGGTGCGGTGCAGGCGGGGGCGATCATCGCGCCGACGCCGCCAGCGTTTGTTGCTGGATCGATCTGGTATGACAGCACGGGCGGGCAGACATATATCGCCTATGACGATGGCAACAGCCAGCAATTTGTCACCGCGTCCAATTTCACCGGCCTCGCCAATGCCGCGACCAAGGCCGATGTCGGTTCCGCACTGAACAACGTGGGCCGCAACCTCATCCACAACAGCATGATGAATGTGCAACAACGCGGGTCGGGCGTGTTCAGCACGGCAGCCAGTTTTACAGCAGATCGTTGGTATATGACCTATAGTCTGGACACGTTTAATGTCCAGCCGGGCCAATATAGCGACGCCAACCGTGCCGCTATAGGTGATGAGGAAGCGATCAACTTCCTTGGGGCAAACGTAACCGGAAACGCCGGGGCGGGGGCGTTCTCGTTCGTATCACAGGCAGTTGAGAACGTGCGTAGGCTGGCGGGCAAGACCATCATTGTCAGCTTTTGGGCTAGTGCCAACACGGGC